GAGAACGAGAGTTGAGAAAAAGATAGAGAAGATTGAAGCCAAACTTGCTGAGTTACATGCTCGCAAATTAGAGCTTAATATTAAATTAAAAAAATGGAGGGATAGATTATGAGCGAATGGAAACCTAGCCACATGAGGCTCAGTCCTTCCAAGATAAACACATACAAGAAATGTCCTAGGGAGTTCTATTACAATTACATCGCTAAGTTACCTCAAAAGAAAACTATACATCTTTTCAGGGGTACGCTCGTTCATCAGGTTCTAGAAGACTTGTTCAAAAAACAATTCAAAACACTTCCACAATGGGAGAAAGGAGCACCCAAGTTATGGGTTCAAGGACAGTTCGAGACTGGCTGGGAAGAAAAGATAGCCAAACACAAATGGTTATGGGAAGTACATACAGACCTAGAGATGGATGCTATGTACAAAGAGACAGAACAACTATTACAAAACTTTGTTGACAGTGTTGACAAGAAACTTACTGAAATGGTGGATTGGAAGATATTCCGAAACAAACAACAAGCATGGAATGCTGTTGCACCTAAGTACGCTGAAAAGTGGGTAAAGTCCAAAGATTACGCCATCGTTGGAGTCATCGACGTGGTATGCAACGACTTCGATGGTGGTACCACTCTCCTTGATTATAAGACGTCTAAAAGGTATGGTCCCTACCTACCAGAAGAATACTATAGACAACTTATTATCTATGCTTTCCTATACACCCTAGAGATGGGTGAGATGCCTAACTTTGTAGGTGTTAACTACCTACGCTTTGATGATACCTTTTTCGTAAAGGTCGGTCAGGCTGAATTAGATGAGGCTAGGGACCTTATCAAGTTTGTCCATGATTGTATAAAAGAAAGAGAAGAGTATGAAGAGAAATATGAGCAAGTGCCACAGAACCTGTGTAAATGGTGTTCATTCCATAAATCGCAGGGTGGCCCCTGTGATGCAGTGGTACCTAAATGGGAACCCAAGTTTAAGAAACGTAAGAAAGAAAACTATGCAGACATATCTAAAGATTCTAAACTAAAAATAGAATTAGAAAATCAGGACCAGTTCCCAGAGTTCGATTAAGGAGTAATCTTTATATACTAGCGTCATGTAAAATAATACATGGCGCGCGATGATTATGGTGCTATCTCTGTAATCTCTGATGAAGAACGTGAAGCATTAGGACTTGGAGGTAGAAGACCAGACGACGAAGAAGAAGGTCTTTTTGAGACTATCGGAAAAGCAGGAGATAAACTTGGTGAGACTAAGCTAGGAAGAAAATTAGGTTCTATACTCACAGTTTTAATATTAGCTTTCTTTGGTGGTGGAGGAGACTTAAGCGTGTTAGGAGATTTACTTGGAGAAGAAGATATACAACCAAAGGGTGGATGTAAAGACCCGTCAGCTATCAACTATAAAGCTGATGCTACTTTTGACAATGGTAGCTGTGTATTCCCTCCTCCTGTTGTTTATGGATGTACTAACCCCGATGCTGATAATTACAACTCACAAGCTACTCATGATAATGGTAGGTGTCAGTTTCTTGGTGGACCAGTAGACAATGGTACAGGAAACGAAACACAAACTAATGAAACAGTTTATGGTTGTATGGATATAGATGCTGAGAACTACAACGACCGAGCTGAGGAAGATGACGGTAGCTGTGAATACGAAGATTATGACTGCGCATCTAATGCAACTTATTTTTATAATGGTTTACAATATGGAAACTATTCTAGAGAAGACAACTCTTTAAATATAACAATAGATATAGATACAGACTGTGACCAAGATACTTTACCTGTAATGGTTTATTATGACATAGGACATGTAAAGATAGAAGACAACGAAACTGTCTGGAATGGTTACATGTATAACAATTACTTTTTCAATGTTACTGGCTGGGAGGGCAACGAATATAAGTTAACCTCTGGACCAGAATACTTTACAGAACCTTATACTGGCTGGTATATGGTATATGTTAATCTTTATGCCGATTGGAATAGAGATGGTAGTTACGAGTATGTAAATTACTTTTATATACCCGAAATAATATTGGAGGAGGAATGAAGTCTAACCAGATGTTAGTCTTAACGAATATGTTAGCGAAGATAATCTCAGAATTGGATGATGTGAAAGCAATGATTAAAGAAAGTACATTTGAAGATTTTGTAGGTGAGGAGGAATGACGTGGATAGAACTGTTAGAGTTATTAGCAGTAACAATGGCACTACTTGCGTGTGCACTTGTTTTCGTGGTACTTGTGGGATTTGCGCGCCGCTTATTACCAAAAAGACCAAAAGAAACAAAAGTATTACCAGTAGTTCAAATAAAGGAGGAGAAGAAACCAATGAGTAAAGAAGCAAGAGAAGGAGTTACATTTAACGACATATTTATGTTTATGATTGCTGTACCTTTAGTTTTACTCTGGGTTGGGTTTGCAGGTTTTGTTATACACACAGGACTTAATAACTCAGCTGTTCTTGAGAATATTGAAGCATATACAACTTTGATAGCTATATTAGGTGGGCCAGCCCTTCTAATTATCAAAGATGCTTTAGATGTCTGGAAACAAGAACAAGCAGAGAAAACAGCATTCTATCAAGTGAAAGCTCAAGCAGTTATTGATTATAACGATACTGTATTGAAACAAGCACAGCAAATAGAAACTAAGGCACAAGAACAAGAACATAAAATGGAGAATAAAAAATGAACGATTTCGAAATAAAACAAATGAAGTTAGAGCTAAATGAGCTCAAGAAGCAAGTAGAACAAATTAAGTGCAATTGTAAATGCAATTGTACTAAAGAGGAATAAATATGGTAGCAAAAAAGAAAGGGCTATACGCCAACATACACGCCAAACGTAAACGTATTAAAAAGGGCTCTGGTGAAAAGATGAAGAAGAAAGGAGCCAAAGGTCGCCCAACAGCTAAACAATTCAAGAAAGCAGCTAAGACCGCTAAAGGGAGAAAGAAATAATGCCATACGGTAAAGGTACATACGGAAAGAAAGTAGGAAGACCAAAAAAGAAAAAAACTAAAAAGAGGAAAAAATAGTGGCTCCTAAGAAAAAAGATGCTAAGCTAACAAGAGCAGGAGTATCAGGTTACAATAAACCTAAGAGAACACCTAACCACCCTAAAAAGTCACACGTAGTTGTAGCAAAAGAAGGCGGTAAGACTAAACTTATTAGATTTGGTCAACAAGGTGTAACTACAGCCGGTAAGAAAACAGATAAGAAATCTAAAGCCCGAAGGAAGAGTTTTAAAGCGCGTCACGCTAAAAATATCAAGAAAGGTAAGATGTCTGCAGCATACTGGGCTAATAAAGTTAAATGGTAAGCTTTATATACTAGGCGTGCGTAATTATTAAAGGGTAACTCGCTAGGGCCAAGGCTCCATAGGAATGCTTACGCAAGCGTCCAAGAGAAACCCCCAATATGGGATATCAACATATGAACAATACAAACAATGAAACAGCAGGAAATGAGACAGCAGACGATGGTAACATCACAGCTCTCTTAGATACTGTAGAAGAATCTGGAATGTTAGACACTTTGATGGATGAACCATTACTTATGGCATTAGCTGCATTAGTATTAGGTTTAGGCGGTTATATCGCTTATACCGTACCAGCAGTAAAAGAGTTAGTTTTTAAGTATATTAAGAACAACGAAACTGAGTTAATGGGTTTATTAGATAAGAATCTAACTAAAGTACAGATGAAAGCTTTTGAAAAGCTTGACGAACAGGCACAGAAGCACGTTAAAGATTCATTAGTCCGAAATGTATTAATTACAGCTTGGGACGAAAAGGATGACGAGCTTGCCGGTCTAGTAAAATCTAAAGTCAAAGCAGCCCTCGATGAAGGGAAAGGGCTTTGAACGTAGAGGAATACGAGACTAGATTACGCGAGAGGGTTGGAGAGGCTGAATATGGTAGACATAAAGAGCTTGTCCGCCTTCTGGCACGTAATCTTGCGCTTGAAGACTTGCTTTGGTCGGAAATTCTTGTATGTATTCGGGATGTTAACGCTAGAACAGAGTTATTGCGACAACGAAACCAAATAGTACGTGATATCCACACAGAATTCAGAGCACTGAATATACAAGTACCAGACTTGGTAGAACAACGAACTGAGGACTTCGGGTCCTTTTTGGAGACACTAGATGACAAAGACACAAGTAAAGAATCAGACGAAGGGGCTAAAAGCAGCTCTGAGTAGTAAAGGTACTTACGATTCAAAAAAATTAGAAGATATATTCGAACAGTGTAGACATAATGAAGAAAAAATGCAAAAACTGGTCAGAGCATTTTGTCATACCTATTTAATTGACAATAAATCAAGACCTTTAAAATTAAGACCATTACAAGAAGATATAATTGTAAAGTCTCTAACTTATCCTAAAAGCGGTACTCAGCGCAAATTAGCAATCCTAGCTCCACGAGGCAGTGGGAAATCATTCGCTTTATCTGTAGCTGTAGTTGTTTACATGTTTTTTAACCGTTTTAGGGATTTAATATTTATTTTGGCTCCAACTGAGGACCAAGCCGCTCTTATCTTCAATTATGTATATAGACATTTTGCAGATAATAAATTTCTAGATAGCTTAGTAGATGGGTATCGTTTTCATAACAAGCCCAATATAACACTTAAGGGGGGCACTATAATGCGAAGAGCTCCATTGGCGCCTACTAATCAAGGACAGGCTATACGGGGCCAACATCCTACTTTTCTAATCGTTGATGAGTCTCCACTCATCGATGATAAATTATTCGTAGATAATGTAGAGCCTTGTATAATATCTAACAAAGCTCCATTTATAAATCTAGGAACTCCTAAATCTAAAGACAATCATATGTGGAGATACTTATATGATGATAATTATAGTGATACTTTTACACGTCTACACTATACATGGAGAGACGCAGTGAAACCCGGAGAGGCCTATGCTGCTCCGTACACCGAAGAAGAAATGTTAGATAAGATGACTGAATGGGGAGAAGATTCTATTCACTGGAGAACAGAATACGAATGTGAGTTTGTAGAGAGTGTATCGAACGTTTTTAATCCAGAAAAAGTAAAAAGGTGCTGTGATGATTATCAACTTATTAAAATCGATGGAGAAAACGGAGGGGAGAGAGGCCGTAATATTACTATTGCTGTTGACATTGGCAAATCTGTCAATTCTACTGTTATTAGTGCATGGGGTCTTGAAAAGTCTTCTACCGACAATATTGCTAGACTTGTATACATTGAAGAAATATCTTCTAGAACTGGTGGACACGATATTCCATACCAACGTAAACGTATTATGGATGTTGCTCGCGGTCTTGGTGCCGACAAAGTTATTATTGACGCTACTGGGATTGGTGGGGCAATTGAACAAGACATCAGGAGGGCGTGTATAGATGATTCTATTCATTTCATTGGTTTTGTTTTTACGGGGGGCCCTAAAGGTACTAAAACGCAAATGTATAGGGATTACCAGTCTTATTTACAACAAGGAAGAGTAAGAGTACCCAATCCTAAAGATTTACCTAAAGAACAGGCTAAATGTGTTAACAAGTGGATAAGAGAACATATAGACCTACAATATGTAATGGATGCTGCTAATAAAACAGAAAAGATATCAGCACCTAGTGGTAAACATGATGATTACTGCGATAGTTCAGCAATGGGTATACATGCTACACTATCTATGCTACCATCTAGTGGTACATTCGGTTCTAGTAACGTTTCTAGCAACAATACGCGTAGAAACACACAGACCCGCAGTGGATACACTAGTCATGGCATTTTTAACACTAGAAGACGTAATAATCGGCTAAATAAACCCAGTTTAAGTAATTTATGACAAAAGCTTTATATACTATATATCGTTAATATTAAATAGCCATGTCGTTTCTAGATAATATTAGACGACGCTTTGCAGTCACTGGCAGCAATCCAGCGTTTAAAAAGGACGAACCCCGCAGTTTTGGAGCGGGTGTAATAAAAAGAATAAAGTTAACCAATAACAGCTTTACAGGTAATGACTATGAGAAACATATTGGTAACCCTCAAACATACATGAGAGTATACCTTTCTGACCCAATAGTCAGAACTTTAATAGACTTACCTTGTTTATATGCTGTTAAAGATAATTATGACATTGTCACAGATGATGACAGTGTTAGGGAAAGAGTTGAAGAGATGTTTAGAGATATAAACATCGAAACTATTTTATATTCTTGGTTACGTAATGCTAGAATATTTGGTAATGGGTATTTAGAGTGGACTGGAGACAATTTAGTTGTCAGGTCTAGTCAAAATATGTATGTAAAACGTGATGAACACGGCCAAGTTATGTATTACTACCAAGATTTAGGTACTGATAAAGAATCTATACGTTTTGAAGAAGATGAAATAGTAGAAATCAAAAACAACCCATTCGATGATTATGCATATGGCTTAAGCGATGTACACCCTATTTTATATTTAGTAGACTTAAAAGACTACGCAGAGAGAGATATAGGTGCAGCATTGAACAAATATGCAACTTCTAGATACGATGTGTCATGTGGGTTACCAGATATGCCCTATGGTCCAGATAAAATCAATGAAGTAGTTGAAGCTTTCAACACTTTAGGACCGGGAGAGGATATTATACATGGTAACGACATACAAATAAAAGAAATACAAGGGACCCAAAGAGCCTTTGAGTATGGAAAATATACCGATGATATATTGGACAAGATACATATAGCATTAAAGGTTCCAAAAACTATGTTTACGGACCCAGATAAAGCACGTCCAGTATTTGAACCATATGTTAGATATTTACAAACTATGGTAGAAACAGCTATGAACGCACAATTAATGCCACAATTAGAAAATGGTGAAGCCAAATTCAAATTCAGGCAGATAAATGTTGATGATGCATTCACAAAAGCTAAAACAGACATGATTTACTTATCCGAGGGAGTGCTATCACCCGGAGAAGTCAGAGAAGAAAGGGGACTTGACCCTGAGGGAGTAGAAGAATTAAAGATGGAAACTTCTGAAGATGTCAAAGCATCACCACTTGAAACGGATAAAAATGTAAATATCTCTGGAGGAAAGGATGAAGATAAGAAAGAAGAGTCCGCCAGAGCACAAAATAGAGGCAACAAGCCTTCCGCAAACGCAACAGGAGACAGAGCATGAGTTATAACAAATGTGTAATCAATGTTAGCAAAACGCTACAGAAACGTGGTTCTGAGAATCACGAAGAAGAAGCCCAAAACATGTGTAACATGTGGGCTGAGGAGAATGGTGTTGAGCGGGAATTCGGTAGAACTACATCAGAGGAACCAAGAAGAAGGTCGTTTGCTTTAGACGTAGCAGAGTCTAACAACTTGACAATTTCAAAGAGCGATGGGATTTCAACCGTGGAATTCCCAGTAATCGCCATTACGTCCGGACCTCATGAATATGAGGAAGATGGACAAGAACAAAAGGTCTTTATAGACCCTATGACGCTTCAAGGTAGTTTGGATAGCTTTAACGAGTTACCAATCTATGTTGACCATCAAAGAACAGCTGAGGATTTAATCGGCATGGCTACTGAGCCTGAGTTTGTTCAGATGGATAATGGAAAGACAGCAGTGAAAATGTTGGCGACGGTATCTGATAAATACCCACGTGGCCAAGAAGTATTGGAGAAAGTGAAAGACGGGGACATGACTCATGTTAGCATTGATTGGTTCTCAAACGATGTTGACGTGATGGGTGACACATACGCCACCAACATACGTCCCACAGAGGTAAGTTTCATCGACAATAAATCGATGGACCCCGTCTGCAAGGAATGTACAATAGAAGACAAGGAATGTGAACAACGTGCTGAGAAAGATGACCACGACTGTGGTTGTGGTGGTGTAGAAACAGCATGTGAATGTGAAGACGGGAACAAAGAGGTAGATACTATGACAGAAGAAACCCCTAAGAACTCCGATGCAGAAAAAATTGTCGAACGCGAGTTCGCTTCATTAAGGCAACAACTCGAAGAAGCAGAAGCTTCCAAGAAAGAAATCGAATCTGAATTCAAAGCAGCTATGAAAGAATTAGAAACTTTCAAGAAAGCAGAAGAAGAAAGATTAGAGAAAGAAGCCGCAGATGCTAAGTCTGCAAGTATTGAAGCAATCATATCCAAAGAAGTCTTATTCGGTTCAATCGAAGAAGATAAAAAGGATGCTCGTATCGAGGAACTTTCCGCATGGGATAATATGAAGCTGACTGGTTTCAGCGAAGCTCTAGCAGCAATGCCAGAGCCACAATTGGACTCCGAAAGAACTTTCGGAAAAGGAAAAGCTAGCGAAGGCGAAGCAATTCCAGAAGAGACCGAGCGCAAGTTCGGTGTAAAAATGGTTAACGGACGAATCGTCCTTAACAAAGAAGTATTAAAAGGTGAATAAAAATGGCAACAGAAGTTTTAGTTAACGACGGTGGTGCACCTTCACGAATACTTCCTTTCACAGCAGGTAGTGCAATATCAGCAGGAAGAATGGTCACACTCGGAACCGATGGAGAAGTGGACCAATCTGGAACTGACGCACACAACGCTATCGGTGTAGCAATGGTAGACGCTTCTTCAGGAAGTATCTTACCAGTTGTAACCGGAAAAGGAGTAATTTGTAATGTCGCTTGTTCAGGAACAATCGACGAAGGAAAACTATTAGACGTCACAGCAGACGGTGTCCTTATTACAGGAACCGACGCAACAATAGCCGCATCTGGTACAATATGTGGTGTAGCAATGACAGGAGCAACCCTAGGGTCTACTGTAACTTTGTTACCAGTACTAATGAGGAACTAAGGTGATTTAAATGGTCGACGCAACTCCCGGTATACTAACAAGCCTAAACACTGGCTCAGTCAACGGAGGACTCGGAGAAAGAGTTCTTGTTGATTACAAAGACGCTATAATGGACTACAAGGTCACTGACCTTCCAGCAATGGCACTCTTTGGAGACCAGATGTCAACAGACACAGGCGGTAATATTGATATTACTATGAACAGACCTAGCATGAAGCTAGAACAAATAGATGAAGGAACAACTCCTCAATACCAACACACAAAACTACGCTCTGAGAGAGTCGGAGTTAAGGAGTGGGGTATTGCAGTAGGTGTTACCCGCAGAATGATTGAAGATTCAAGGTTCAACGAAGTTGAAATGGCTTTGAATGAAGCAAGAAAAGCTGTAGACCGTCACATGACCCAACACATTGTTAAGGTCGTTTTCGGAGCACACGCTGGAGATGCTGATTTCGGAACTATCGCAATTGACGAAACAACCAACGAATCTGCTATCACAACTTTCGCAACAAACCCGTACGCAGGTTTCTTGGGAGCAAACATTTCCGCATCAGATATTGACAGCGGAAGTTCACGTGTAAACTCTTACGGTAACGAGTCAGACGCAAGATTGATTCGAGACCACTACTTTAGAGCTGCAGGTGACACAGCTGGAGATTTAGCATTGAAAGATATAGTAACTGCTATTGACCTAGTTGGTGCTGGTGGATATAATGCAACACACATTATGATATCCCCTGCCCACTACAAAGCTCTCTTAGACCTAGGCGACTTCGTAACTGCTTTTTCAGCAGCACAAGGAGACGCAGGTGGCGCAGAAAACCCAACAACCGCAGCAATGGCAGCTGGTTCACCAGTCGCTAACACTGCATCAACTGGTATTGTTGGAAGCTTATATGGATTGAACGTCATTGTTAACGCATATGTACCTTCAACTCGTGTAGGAGTTTTCGATTTGTCTACCAAACCTATGGTTTATGTAGAAAGACGTCCATTGACGGTCGAAGAAGCCAATCCGGGCTTTGGTATTGTAGGTTCCTACATGTCCATGAGATACGGATTGAAAATCATCAGACCTGAAGTTGGTGCAATCATTATCAACGGCGCTTCTGGTTAAGCAAGTTGATTTATAGGCCTTGGAGGAGAGCCTTAATCTCCTCCACCATTTTACATTAAACTAGTTCGGAGTAGGAATGCCAAAATATAGTAATAAGAATCAAATCGGAACAACCAAGAATTATGTCGAGAGCCGCATCTCAGGTTCTGTATCAGGTTACGATTTCGTTGTTACAGATGGTTCTTCTCCCTCAACTATTAATTCTGGTAACACACTAACCTTTGCAGGTACAGGTGGTGTTACTGTTTCTCAGTCCGCTAAGACAGTCACTATAACAGGCTCTAGCAGTGCTAACTATTATGTTACAGGTGCAACATTAGGTGGTGCTCCTAACTATACTCTAGCTTTAGCACGTAACGGTGGTCTATCAGATGTTACAGTAAATTTAAGTACATTAATAGACGATACAAATAGTTTTGTTACAGGCTCTACATTTAACACAGGAACAGGTGTTCTAGCTTTACAACGCAATGATAGTCTTGCAGATGTGACTGTAGACTTAGATGGTCGTTATGCTTATGCGTCTGATATAGCTGGTGCTACTGATAGGGTAGCTTTCTTTTCAGATGCAGATAGTGTTACAGGGTCAGCAGATTTTACATGGGATGACACAGATTTATCTATTGTATCTTCTACATCAGAAAAACCACGTATTACATTAGAGAACACTAACGCAGATGCTAACCCACCTTACTTAAGATTCTTTAAAAATACAGCAAGCCCTGCTGATGCAGACCAACTAGGTGCAATAAACTTTACAGGTAAAGAAGAAACAAGTGGTGATACAAAGACCTATTGGCAGATACTAGGACGCTCTAATGACGTAACTAATACAACACCCAATGGGCAATTAGATTTCTATGGTCTGGATGGAGATAGTCCGGGCTTCATTAAGCAATTCGGTTTCATAAATAGTTCATTCTCAGTTTGGGATAGCAATGGAGAAGGAGCTAGATTAAGTAATACAGGTACCAATGGTGCCATGTTAAGGTCATCAGGAACTAAACTGAGAATACAAGCTAAGACAGATTCTACTGGTGAAGTGCATATTATGGCTCAAGGTGGTGTAGGAATAGGAACTACATCCCCAGATATATTTGGTGATGCCACAATGCTCACTACGACTGGTGACATCTCAGTTCAGGGTGGTAGTGTATATCTTGGTACTACAGATAAAATTAAATGGAACCGAGGAGGCACTACATATTTCCAAGCTTTGACTAGTGGTAATTCTGCGGCAGGTATACAAGCATTAGGAGTAATGGTTAATAATTCCTACGGTTCAACTCCACAACGAGCTACAATTACATTAGGAGAAACAGGAAGTAAACCAGCTGCTGCTGCTGGTTATGGTTATATATGGGTATCCGGCAGTACACCTAACGAACTATACTTTATGGACGACGCTGGTACAGCTCATAACATCATGGGTTCAGGTGATATTGGTGGTTCAGTGTCAGATAATAATATACCTATAGGAACTGCAGCTAATACTTTAGGAGACTTTTCTCCAGCATATTCTGAAGGAACCAATATAATTATAGGTAGAACTGCGCAGAGTACAACTACAGATGCAGATGATAATACGATTTACGGTTACAATGCAGGTTATGCATTAACTGATGGTGATAGAAACGTACTAATAGGTAGAAACGCTGGTGAAGCTGTAACTACAGGTATTAGTAACGTAGCTATTGGTAGATATGCAATGCAGGGTGTGACCACAGATGGTTATAATGTTGCGATAGGTACTCAAGCAGGTAGTAGTGTAACAGGTGGTGGTACAAATATAGGACATACTGCTGGTAGTAATGGTGGTAGTAAAGCAACCTCAGTAGGTTACCAAGCACTTCTTTATCCAAATGGTAATTACAATACTGCAGTGGGACATCAAGCGTTAAAAGGTGTATCTACCCCATCTACTGGTTACAACAACGTAGCAGTAGGATATCAAGCAGGACACGATATAACGAGTGGTTATAGAAATACATTAGTAGGATATCAAGCAGGTTACGATATAGAAAGTGGTTTAGATAATACTTTAATTGGTCAACAGGCTGCAGCTAATATAACAACAGGTCCGCGTAATACTGTAGTGGGTTCTTACGCTGCTACTGGGGTCACAACTGCTGACGGTATAGTAGCAATAGGATATGCTGCATTAGGTGCAGGAGCTGGAGCTAGTTATGATATAGCTATAGGATATCAGGCTCATAACGCTGGTACAGGTCGTGGAGTATTTATAGGATTACAAGCAGGTTCAGCCACAACAGGTGGAGGAACTTTTATTGGTTCTGAAGCTGGTGAAACTAACACTGTAGGTAATTTGACGTTGATTGGATATGAGGCTGGTAAACTGATATCAGGAACTGCTGCCGGTATGACTGCAGTAGGTCATGGTGTATCTACCAATGCAAGTGGTACATATCATACTATGGTGGGGTTCCAAGCTGGTAATACGTTAAAAGGTAATGTTAACACAGGTATAGGATATAAGGTACTACGTAGTGGAACTAATGCGACACATCAAAACAATATTGCCATTGGGTATCAAACTATGCAAGGTGGTGACTATTCAGTAACCAACCAAGATAATGTAGCAATTGGTGTTAACGCAATGCGTTATGCATCAGGTTCAAGTTATAACGTCGCTATTGGGCAAACTCTATTTGCCACTGACCAAACATCCACACAAGTAGTCTCTGTAGGGTACAGAGCTTTATCAGGTGCTACAGCTACTACAGGTACTGTAGCAGTAGGACATTTAGCAGCTAGAGACTTAACTACTGGGGACCATAACGTAGCAATAGGTAAAAGTGCTATGTTAGGTA